GGAATCACGGTCATGGCGAGCCTTTATAAACGAAATTTGATCCTGATACCGGACGATCCTGAATTGAACGAAAACTACATGGAAGAAATCTATGTGTACACGTATGCGACAAGCGGCAAAGATGAGCCGATGAAGATCAACGATGATTGTATGGATGCGGATCGCTATGCAGTAGCGACGGATTATGAAGCGACGGCAAGGGCGGAGCAGAGTATTGACGATAAACTGAAGATGCTCCACCGTTACGGCTTGTAATGCAAGGTGCTATAATGACGGCAGGATCACAGCGACAAGGAGATCACGACGATGGAAATCATTAAACCGGAAGACAGAAAATATATCGAACTGAAAAAGAAGTCACGATACAAAAGGAACAATGTTAAGCCGTACCGCGTCGAACAGTTTGACGATTTGGTAGACAACGGCGGTGAGCTTGTATTGAGCATGATTAAGGACTTTCTCACACGCAAGATGCCAAGATTCGATCGTCTTGATGATTATTACATGGCGGAGAACACGGATATCTACGGTAAGGATGATCGGCAGGAAACGTACGGTACGGATCAGGTGAGTGATCATCGAGTTAGCCATTCATTTGGTGAGTTCATCACGTCGTTTCTGACATCGTACATTGTTGGACAGCCGATCACGTATGACATCAAACAGAGCGAAGAAGGCAAAGAGAATGCCGACATCAAGGACGCGATCGATGAGTTTAATCTTGTCAATGATATTAACGTCCACAACTACGAAGTGATGACGGATGCCAGCATCTACGGCGAAGGTATGGAGTTGATCTATCAGACGGGCGAAGGCGAGGACGCGAAGCACAAAGTCGTCGTGCTGGATCGTTTGAATTGCTTTCTTGTCTATGATATGACGGTCGAGAACAACATTGTTGCAGGTGTGTACTTTATCGATCAGGAGATCGACGGCAAGGTGATGCACAAGATCACGGTTTACAGCGACAAAGACATCTGGGAAAGTGAGATGTTTGACGACGGCGCGGATCGTGTGACATGGAAGATTCCGGCTCTGCATCCTTACGGCGAAGTGCCGATGAACAACATCCGCAACAACCGCCACAATGTTGGCGACTATGAGCGCGTCATTCCGCAGATTGACGCTTACGATGCGGCGCAGTCCGACACGGCGAACTACATGACAGACCTGACGGACGCCGTGTTGGCGATCTGGGGGTCTTTCAACACAAACTTGACTGACGAGCAAGTGAACGCATTAAGAAAGTCGCGTATCCTGTTGCTTGGAACGTCAATCTCTGAAAACGGAAGCAATGTGCCGTCTCAAGCTGGATATTTGTATAAACAGTACGACGTGCAAGGCGTGGAGGCGTACAAAAAACGACTGGAGAACGATATCCACAAGTTAAGCTACACGCCGAATTTCAACGATGAAAAGTTTGGCGGTGCTCTTTCTGGAGAAGCCTTGTCGTATAAGATCATCGGCCTTGGACAAGCAAGGGCGGCAAAGACGACGTATTTCACGATGGGGCTTGATCGTCGTTACCGAATGCTGGCAACGGCGAAAAACATCAATCCTGAAAAGCTGATGTACGTCACGTATCAGTTCCATCCGAACCTGCCGAAAGCAGTTCTGGAGGAGTTTAAAGCGTTTATGCAGTCCGGCGGCGAGCTAAGCCAGAAGACGAAGCTGTCACTGTTGTCGTTTGTTAAAGACCCTGATGAAGAAATCAAACAGATCGAAGCTGAAAAGCAAGAGGCAATGGACTTTCTTGCGCTTGATGCCTACGAGCAGTTTAATGGACGTGTAACGGCAAGCGAGGAAGAAGCCGCGACGGAGTAACGTATGGCGACGCTATCATTTCTCAACAAAAGACAGAGGGAGCTTGTTCAGGAGCTTGGACGGCGGCACATCGCGACGCATAAAGCGCAAGATTATGTTTTGAAGCAAGCACAAGCGAAACTGATTGAAAAAGCGATGCGGCAGATCAAGCTTGAAGCGGTCGGCTGGTATACTCGTTATGCAGAATCAAGAGGGATTGATCCGGCGATAGCAAAGATGCAAGCAAGGACGGCAGACATCCGGTACTTGTCAGAGCGAGCAAGAAGCTACGTCGAACGTCGTCATGATCTGGCGTATGCACGAAGCATGACGGCGAACGAGGAAATGGCGTTATATAACCTGTCAATGAAGATGGGACGAGCGGAAGTGTTGTTGCGCAACATGGAGCTGGTCATGAGGTCGCTCAACGATCAGTTGACGGAAATGACGGGCGATTATGTTTTTAGCGGCACAATGTACGAAATGTATTACCTTGCAAACGTCTTGAAACCGGAAGCGATGACACCGATGCAGATAGCGAACGCGGCAAGGGAGATTACCAACACGCCGTATTTTGAAAGCTCGTTTGCCGATACGCACTGGAAGTACAATGACAAGGCAATGGCGGTTTTGCAGAATGGGCTATCCAAAAGCCTATTACAAGGAAAGAATCCGAGAACATGGGCGGCGGCACTGGATCAGTTTATCTTTCCGATGACGGCAAGCTTGCGATCAACAAGCGAGCTGATAGCGATAAATGAAACAGCGGCACGGCAGGAATGGCTGACACAACAGGCGATCCATGACGCAGGTTTTAGCTACTACATTATCATTGCAGAACTTGATGACCGGACGTGTAATGTGTGCATCCATTTTGATTGCGCTGTTTATCCGGAGAGTGAGCGCATGGAAGGCATGAACGCACCAAAGTTTCATGCGAATTGTCGGTGTATAACGATGCCGTTTGTACAGACGGACGGAACGATCGCGGCTGACATCGCGGCACTTGAAGAATACATCAGCGTGCTTGAAGCGGCGACAAGCATTGAGGAAATGAAAGAGCATCTGTACTTGTACAATCCGGCAGACTACCGAAAATACTTTGATCAAGTCATTCCGTAAAAAGAATGTGCTATAATAGCGTTGAAAATGACAGTCGTGTGTGGGATCGTGCAATGTCGCGAAAGACGGGCGCAAGCGTGTCTGGTTGACAAAGGCGAATCGTACACGGGATGAAAGGGGAAAATTCCAAATGGCAAACGAAAACGACGATTTGAAGAAAAAAAATCCGCAAGAGCAAAACCCTCCGGCAGATGACGGCAAGGGGCAGAAAGACCCTGATGTGAAGCCTAAGACGTACACACAGGCGGAAGTAGACGCTTTGATCTCCAAGGCGGCAGAGTCTTACGAAGACAAGATCAAAACGCGCCTTGAAAGCGAATTGCAACCGAAGATCGACGAAGCGATCAAGGAAGCGCAACGGTTGGCGAAACTAAGTGAGGAAGAACGGCTAGGCGAGGAATTGAAAGCGGCTCAAAAGAAGCTTGCGGAAGACAGGGCGGCTCTTGAACGCGACAAGCTGAAGATCAAGATTGACGCTGAATTGCTGAAACGCGAATTGCCGTCGAGTTTGTCAGATATGTTGCTTGAGTCCGGTGGCTGGGATAAAGCCTATGATCAGATTGAAAAGATCGACAAGGACATGAAAGCGGCAGTACAGAAAGCCGTCGAAGCAAAATACAAGAAAGACCCTCCGTCGGTGTCATCTGGAAAGAAGACAGGCGAGGAAGTCAACGAATTTGCTAAGAAGGCGAATGAACGGGCAAAGGTGAGTGAGAAAGCCATTGACCCGTGGAAAAGAAACTGATGAAAGGAAGAAATTGAATTATGCTTACCAATGAATTTGGAACTCCGAATTGGCTGGCATCGAAGCACACGATCATTCGTACGTTCACGGCGAAGAACACTTTAGGTTGTGTGACGACGCTTGCCAACGGTAAAAAAGTAATCAAAAGCGGCGCGGTGTTTCCTGCTAATGATGCTACCGCTAAAGGTATCGTCATCAACTATACCGACGTGTCCGATCATGACAAGCCGATTGCCGTGCTTGTAGAAGGATACGTTTACGGTGACAGACTTCCGGCGGCTATTGCTTCTGCCGCGTCATCCGTCTTAACCGAGATCAAGGTCGTCAAGTACAACGAGGAAGAGCTTATCCCTCTGACCGTGACGCTTGAGCAAAAGGGCGGCGTGCAAGGCTCGTCTGCCTCGACAGCTATCAAGATTGACCTTGACAAGGCGATCACCGGATTTGCGGCTACACACATCACAATCGCGGCAGGAACCGGATCGGCTACGAAGGGTACGCTCTCCGGAAGCGGCAAGAACTACGAGATCGGCATCTCGAACGTATCAAAGGGCAAGGTCAAAGTCTCGATTACAGACTATGGACTTTACCGTTTTAACACGTCTGAAGTCGAAGTCGATGTCTATGACGCTACTTAAAGCGGCGTGAGCAGAAAGTGAAAGGGGTAGTTAGAAATGGCTAAATTAGAAGACCTCCTGTCTGCACAGGATTTGCAGGCTTATATTCAACAGCGCGATTACACGCCCAATCTTGGCGAGACGCTGTTTCCGAACAGGAAAGATGACGTAATCGATCTAAAGTACATCGTTGGAGCGAACAAAGCTCCGGTGTCCGCTTCGATCCGTGCCGTTGACGCTGAAACGCAAATCGGCGGTCGGGCGATCGACACCAAGACGTTTGAGCATGAAATCTTTACGATAGCGCGTAAGATTCCGCTGACCGAAAAGTTTATCCTTGAGCTGTCAAGAACGACGAACAATGACGCGTTGCGCTCGTTTGCGCAGTTGATCTACGACGATCTTGACAACATGGTGCAGTCGGTACGGGTGCGCATCGAACGCATGAGGATGGATGCTCTGTTTAACGGTGTGCTCAACATCAACGAAAACGGTTTTGTCGGTACGGTCGATTATCAAGTTCCGGCGGATCACAAGAAAGATGTTTCCGCGACCGCTCCTTGGAGTGCATCAAGCACGGACTGGGTGTCCGATCTTGATACGTGGGTTGAACTCTTGCGCGGAAGCGGCGTCATTGCCACACGCGTTTTGACCACATCCGAAGTGTTGAGAACGATCCTCAAGCACAGCAAGACCAAGAGTTACATTTTCGGCACATCGTCTTCGACGGGTTACGTGACGGAAAATATACTCAACGACTGGCTTGTGAGCGCAGGATTGCCTACGTTTGCGGCTTATGACAATGTGTACGCCATCGAAAAGAATGACGGAACACGTGAGCAGAAAAAATATGTGCCTTACGGGAAGATTGCCATTTTTGGCAGTGATCCGGTCGGCGTGACGCAGTTCGGCTTGACCGCTGAAGAAATCGAGCTAAGACTTGATCCGTCGTACAGCTTTGGCGGCGACAATTTCATCACGGGCGTTATAGAACGTGAGTTTGATCCGCCCAGACGCTGGACAAAAGCCGTTGCGAGAGCATTGCCGTCATTCGGCGGTGCAGACGGCGTGATCCAAGCCAAAGTGCTTGCTGATCCGGTCTAAGCCTGAAAGGAGCTTGCTTTGTACATCGTTAAAAAAGCGTTTATGGACACGGCTAGATCAAATCACACGTACGTGCCGGACGACGAGTACGATCCGTCTGGCATGACTCCGACACGGGTGCGCTGGCTGACGCTGGAAGGCTACATTGAGGAAGTACCGGAGAAAGCAACGGACGAAACCTTGATCGTTCTGGAAGGTACAATTTCGGCGGATCAGATCGTTGTTGCATCCAAACCAGTCGAACCGAAGCCTAAGAAAGTTGCCGACGCAACCGAAGTCGATTATGACAGTGTGACGAAAAAGGATATCATGATCAAGCTTGACGCTTGGGAAGTTCCTTACGACGAAAAGATGTCCAAGCGCGACTTGTACAATCTAATGACTGGCAACGAATAGCGCAGAAAGGCGGCGATCATGAAGCATCTGGAAGAAGCACGATTACTGATCCTGAACAACAAGGCAGACGCGTCACAAGACGACATGCTTTTGTACTTGATCAGTTTGTCTGAAAAGAGGTTAGTGTTTTTGCTCAATGAGCATTTAAGGGTGCGGAGTTTGCCGCCTTGCGACGAAGTTCCGGCTGATCTTGAATGGATTGTGCCTGAAGTGGTCGCTCGTCGTTTTGTCCGTATCGGTCGCGAAGGCTTAACATCAGAGAATGTCGAAGGTCACAACGTGTCGTTTGACACGACGGACGATCTGGCGGCGTATGATCGCTACATCGCAACGTATGCCGATTCTTTGGAAGCTGAAAAGCCTGATCCGCGATACGGCGTGATT